AACAGTGCTATTGTGGTCATCTCTGAAGCGTATTCCGTTTGCAGAGCCACCACCCGCTACGTTCCACCAATCATCATGGTCACTGTACCAGTGCTGAGCTGTGGCTTGGTTATACATACCGTCGCCAGAAGCATTGTTACGGAACCAATCGTTTACATAGACATTACTAAATGTAGGGCTGTTATTTGTATTTAAACTCTGGTTTGCCGAGTACGTTGTGTAGCCACTGGGGTTTGACGCATCGTACTTTGCATTTAAAGCAGTCTGCAAACCATCTACGTTTGAGATAACGTGGTTGTGGCTGTCATCAGCTACCGTGACACTCAAAGTAGCATTACCAAGGTTAGTGAACGTAGCAGAACCAGACGCATCACCAGAAAGCGTCAGCGTTGGGTCAGCCGTTGCTGTGGTAGCAATGGACACGTTACCCAAGTTAGTCATTGTCCCAGAGCCAGTAACAGCGCCTGTCAACGTGACTGTAGGATCAGATGTAGCTGTAGTAGCAATACTGATATTACCCGAGCCATCAAAGCTGGCATTACCTGTAACAGCGCCAGTGACAGCAATATTACGTGCGGTCTCAAGGGCTGTAGCTGTAGCTGCATTACCTGTAGTATCTGCTGCAATAGTAGAGTTAAGGTTAAACGTAGTACCACTTAAAGTTATATCTGTGCCAGCACTGTAAATAGAAGTTTCTGCTACCTCTGCAAACACAATATTAGTAGTACCAAACGTAATAGTACCTGCCACCGTCATAACATCTAGGTGACCTGCGTTAGTTGTACCTTCCTTGATAAAGAATGCATCACCCTTACCAAAGGCATTGGGGTCAGATGGACCAGAAGTATCTGTATCTGTAGAACGTGTAAGAACCCATGCAGTAGAACCATCACCAACTGTAGTTACAGTATATATACCATTTTGTGTTTGGTCTGTTTGATTAGCTACAAGTACACGATCACCTGATGTCATGCTTACATCGTCTAGGACCAGTGCAGCATTAGTTCCTGCATTAGTAAGTGTAGCACCTACACCTGCTGTACCGTTGTTATACGTAGCATTCAGATTGCTAGGGTGTTCTACACGTACTGGATCGTGGTAGTGAATACCAGCGGCAGCAATCGTATCAACGTACTCTTTTGTCGCAGCCCCAAGTGAAGTCGTAGGATCTGCATTCAGGATCAGATTACCTGTCATAGTGCCGCCAGCTTTAGGCAGTGCAGCGTCAGCAGTCAAACCTTGAGCAGCTGTAGCATAGTCTGATGAACTAAATGTTTTTACTTGATCGAGGTTTGTTACCTCGCTATCCATCAATGCGCCTGCAGCAGTAACATTGTCAGTATCAGTTACATCAGCATTAGTTTCAACAGTATCTAACTTACTGCCATCTGCAGATACATCACGTCCATCAACAGTACCAGTAAGAGTTATATTACCCGTACCTGTAATGTTTTGATTGTTTAAATCTAAGTCACCACCTAGCTGTGGTGTAGTATCCTCAGCAATCTGCGTAAGAGCATCACCCAAGGTAAACGCTGCAGAGTTCCAAGCAGACCCGGTATAAATTTTCAGAGCATCAAATGTTGTACTCCAGTACAGCGCACCTGTTACTAATGCATCACCGTCATTATCTACAGATGGGTCTGAAGACTTAGCGCCAAGGTAGCGATCATCGAAATCATCATAAGACGCAGCGGCTGCAGCGGCAGAGTTACCTGCGTTAGTCTCACTGGTTGCAGCATTCGTCTCAGATGTAGCAGCGGCAGCGGCACTAGCAGCTGAACTGGTAGCTGAACCCAAAATGCCATCAACGTAAGTCTTAGTAGTGAGATCAGCGTTGTTAGTAGGTGTATACGTTGTAGTGATCTTGTTAGCGCCCATATCTAGAGCGCCACTGAGAGTACCACCAGACAGATTGAGCTTAGTAGCATCCTGTGTGTCAGTGTACAATTTAGTAGCTGCATCTTGGTTAGCTGTTGGATCACCCAAGCCAGTAACCTTAGACGTACCCATAGCAATAGCACCCGACATGGTTCCGCCAGACAGGTTTAGCTTGAGAGCATCTTGTGTGTCTACATAACCTTTACGAGTAAGTTCATCATCTGTAGTAGGTGCTGCAGTCGATGTAACTGCGTTAGCGCCCATAGTGATGTCGCCAGTCATAGTGCCGCCAGCTAAGTCAAGCTTGGTTGCATCTTGATCGTCTACATAACCTTTACGAGTAAGAGTATCGTCTGTTGCAGGCGTGGCGGTGGATGTAGCTTTATTTGCCCCTAGGGTAACGTCACCCGTCATTGTACCACCAGCAAGAGGTAGCTTAGTCGCAATACTGTTTGTTACAGTAGTAGAGAAACTAGCATCATCGCCCAGCGCAGCAGCCAGTTCGTTAAGTGTATCAAGGGCAGCAGGAGCAGCATCAATTACGCTGGCAATACTTGTATCAACAAAGCCTTTTGTGGCGGCATCTGAGTCAGCCGAAGGTGTGCCAAGGCCAGTAATTTTACTGCCACCCATAGCGATAGCACCAGACATAGTGCCACCAGATAAGTTGAGCTTAAATGAATCAGCCGCATCAGCGTAGGACTTGCTCACAGCATCAGAAGAGGCGCTGGGCGTACCAAGGCCAGTAACTGTATTACCACCCATAGTGATGTCACCAGACATAGTACCGCCAGCTTTGTCCAGCTTCAGAGCATCCGCTGTGTCTGTGTATATTTTTGTGGCTGCGTGTTGATCTGCTGTAGGATCACTTACGTTAAGCAGTGCTGTGCTTGTGAAGTCTACAGTACCATTAACTACAAGGTCATTCAGGGTTGTTGTACCAGTAGCGGCAGTTACGTTGCCTGTAAGATCACCTGTTACATCTCCAGTTACATCACCCGTAAGATTTCCTGTTACATTACCTGTGACGTTACCCGTAAGCGCACCACTAAAGCCTGTGTTAGCTGTGATTGTCGTACCTGTTACAGCCTGTGGAGTTGTACCACCAATAACTGAACCATCAATAGTACCACCATTAATATCAGCAGTTGCCAGTGTAGCTTGCCCAGATGTCGATACAGTTGTAAAGCTACCAGCAGCAGCACTAGATGCACCAATAATAGCACCATCAATAGCACCTCCGTTGATGTCTACAGTAGCGTGGGTAGAGTTACCTGTTGTAGTAAGGCTACCTGCAGAGATAGCACCTGTGAAGGTAGACGTACCAGTCACATCAAAAGTACCACCTACAGATGCGTTACCCGTGGTGTCCATTGTAGTAAAGTCAGCAGCGGCAGGAGTAGTGCCTCCGATAACTGTATTATCAATAGTACCACCTGTAATAACTACAGAATCAATATAGCCAATTCCATCAATGTATAAGTCTTTAAACTCAGCACCAGAAGCCCCAAGGTCTATATCGTCATCCGCTACAGGTACAACTGCACCATCCTGAATGCGAAGCTGCTCTGTAGCAACTCCACTAACTTCCGTATAAAAGCTAACTCTGTTATTAGCAGTATCAACAACAACTTTATTAAGAGCATCTACATCAGCAATAAGAGGTACATAACCACCCTCTCCAGTACTTCCATCGTGCTTATGCCCTGTTAGCGATGCAAATGCAGTCTGTACCTGTTGAAATTCATTATGTACTGGAGCAGCTTTAATAACCTGTCCAGCAACGATGTCAGCGGCACTTTGTCTTGTATAACCAGCCATTTAAAGTCTATCTCCTACTCCGAAAGTCACAACTATACCTTGTACGCTGTGTGATGCCTTTGAGTCATTTGTTACGTATCTAAAAGAAACAGATTTACCTGAACCTGAAACATTTACCCTTTGTACCGGAGAAGGGTTACCACTCCATACCGTAGAGCCATCATCATAGAGGGCTTCATTGTAATAAGAAGCCGCATCCTCTGTGGACAAAGAATAGTTTGTAGGGTTTAAAATACTAGTGTCATCGTAGTCATATATTACTGACATAAGTATTTCATTTACACCTTCAGACCTTAGATACGTAGCAACCGTGTGTATAATCTTACGTTGTTCAGGGTCTTGCATATGAAGAAAAGGTGTTTGATACAGACTTATAATGTTTTCCCCATCAAAATCAGTACCATCTTCCTGTTTATGCACCTTACCATTATTGTCACCGTGTATTACATACTCTTCTTTACCTATGTAACCACTATCTGCGCAAGTAGCAGATATACCTAGCAACTGACCAAACTCAAATCCCATACCTTGAGGTGCCTGTCTGAGACCCCCAATTAATCCACCTGCATCTGATACATTATAAAAAAGTCTAAACTGTGATTTTTTTCTAATTACAACAGAGGAAACGTCCTCTAAGTCATTATTAAAAACAACGTCTGTAATAAAGGATTGAATGTTTTTAGAGATGGATTCTAGGTTAACATCGCCAATCTTACTAGTACCACTGATAGGACGATAACCATCTTGCGATAAGAAGTATACGTCACCGCCTATCTCAACAATACTATCTGAAGCTAGGCACCCAAGATCATCTGTAACACTTTCTAATACAAAGTTAGCTATGTTGTTACCTACTAACTTTTTGATGTTATTGACGCCAAAGATATACAATTGGTCACGAAAAGCTTTAGTAGCTACAATAGGGAAGCCTACATTAATAACACCTGCACCATCTGCAGCAGCAAAACTATTTTCGTTATAAGGGGCGCTAAGATAAAGATTGGTATCTTCACTAGGGTCTCCCGATAGAAACAAGTGGTTCTGGAAGATAGATGCGTTCTTAGGTGCGCTGGGCGCATCTGCGTGTGTAATCTGAGTATAAGTAGTACCATCGTAAATAGCTGCAGGGTTAATACTATCTGTAATAACTACTTTAGGACTACCCCAGTTATAACGTCTAAATCGTACCTTAGAAACCCCTGTCATTGTAGGGCTACCTGATGTAGTTACTGCAACCCAATCTGACGTAGAATCATCCCAGTAGTGCAGGTAGTTGTTGCCACTAGAAGGTGTACGGCAAGCAAGGATACCATCGTTTATACCATTAGATACACAAACACCTAATACTTTGCCTGTACCAGGGACAGTCCCATATACATTACTAAAACCACTAATCTTACGATAACCACCTGCTACAGAAGGCTCATAGTTTACTAGTGATATAGCAGAACCAGGCTGCGTTTCCCCTTGAGACAAAACATCTCTATTAAGGTTTAGTCCACCCTGAGAAAAGACCTTAAAGGAGGCTAGATTATCAGCCATTAGTAACCGCCACTAAAAGAAGAGGTACTACCTCGTGTAACTACCGTAGAGCGGATCTCAATGGCATCATCCATTAGTACACGGCGCATAGACTTGATTCCATCTTCAAAGTTATTCTGGTGCATGGCTGCGCTCTGTTCATTACTACGGAAGCGCATCATAAACATCATAGCACCATCAATCAATACGTGCTTAAAACGATCTGGTATAACTGCTACATCACTAAATAATGTAAGGTCAGCAGGGAAGGACCAGTATACGTACTCTATCTCGTATGCAGCGTTAGGTACAGGTGTAACTCCAAACTTCTCACCGTAAGTCTGATACACTACAGAAGGAGCAGACTCACCATTCACGGTATCACCGCTATCGTCAGACGATCTGTAGTTCTGAATATAGTCTTCGTAGGAGATAGCCTTCAAGCGGCGAGGACCGTTCTGCTCTGACTCAAGCTTTTTAATGTAGAACGTATCCCAGTCTACACTCGAGTAGTCTGCAGGAAAACTGTACTGACGAGTACCTGTTGCTAGAGTTTGTGTGTAGGTAGTCTTGAGGAAGGGCCACTCTTGACCCGTCTGTAGAATAAGTCTAATGCTACTATTGATTGCATCCTTAGCTAGAGCTTGAACATTACGCACAGAATCAAATCCATCACCTGAAACATCAAGTGTGACTTCATTCATGCGTCTTAGTAATTCATTAACTAGCGATATGTAAGTAGCCATGGAGTTATCCTACCGTTAAGTAAGCTGAAGGGCCAGCCTCCTAAGAGACCAGCCCGACAAACTAAGTGTGATTAGGCAGCGTTGTAACGTGCTGTGAGGAGTGCCTCTGGGCGCAGAATCTTGCGACCATAGAGGTGCATACCACGCACGATGTCAGCAAAGCTGTCTGGGTCACGGTAGTTCTCAACTTTGTTGATCTGCTCAGCAGAAGCAACAGCATCGTCCTGACCAGCTACGATAACACCGTAGTTAGTGGACTGTGCAGTTGTACCAGAAGTACCAGCACCTGTACCAG